CGCTTTTGGCGATGCCGCAAACATCACCAAAGTCGCAGCGAGTATCCACCAAGAGCCCGAAGAAGTAGTGTTAAATGAAGAAGTAACCCCAGTAGAGGAGAAACCAGAAATGTCCGAAGTAAACGAAACCGCAGTCGAGGCAACCATCCCTACTGCACCAATTTACGCACAGGCCAAGCGCAAGTTTGATTTGCCAACACCAGGCGAATACCTTGCAGCGATGCACATCGGCGGAGAAACTTTCCGCAACGTTGCAGCAGCCGCACGCGAGTTCGCATTGTCAAAGCAGTCAGCACTTCAAGCAGCTGCAGGCGATGTGCTCACGACCGATACACCTGGTCTTTTGCCAGTACCAGTCCTTGGGCCAGTATTTGAGGACTTGAACTACATCCGTCCAGTTGTAACGGCAGTAGGCGCTCGCGCAATGCCAGACGGCGGACAATCAAAGACATGGATTCGCCCAACTTGGACGACCCACACTTCGGTAGGTTCACAGTCACCTGAACTTTCAGGAGTATCAGCAACCACCCCAGTAATCGCATCAAACGTTGTCAGCAAAACCACACTTGCAGGTCAGGTCACTTTGTCAGTACAAGACATCGACTTCACTTCACCTGCGGCAATGGAAATCATTTTGCGAGACCTCGCAGGCCAGTACATGATTCAATCGGATGCAGTCGCATGTAACGCAATTCTTGCTGGCGACACAGCATCAGGTTCAACTTGGACAGTAACCGCAAACGATCCAACCAGTTTGATCGCAGCGCTTTACGATGCAGCAACCGACATCCTGCAAGCAACCAACTTCCTGCCTGACCACATTTTTGTCAGCTCCGATGTCTGGAAAAAACTGGGCAGCCAGTTGGACGCAGACAAGCGACCTATTTTCCCGTATGCCGGCGCTGCTGGATTGATGGGCGTTAACGGATTGGGCACAGCAAACGTGACACAAATGAACACGTTTAACCCATTGGGATTGAACCTAGTTGTGGATCGTGCGTTCAGCGAAAACACGATGGTTGTTGCTCGAGGCGCTGCAATTGAGTTCTACGAGCAAGTGCGTGGAATTATGTCGGTAGAAGTACCTGCAACCTTGGGTCGCACATTCTCCTACTACGGCTACGTCTCAACCTTTATCGCAGACGGCGATCAGGTTAAGTCAATCGCAATCGCTTAGTCGAGAGCGGAATAACCGCTCATGGCAACATACACAGTTACCAACAAGTATCTGATTGATGACTTCGCCGTACTGCAACTCCTGACCCCCAGCGAGATTGCAGTCGGCCAGTCAATCACGGTCGCAGGCGTTGACGCCACATTTAACGGCACTTACTCTGTGCGCGCATTGCCACAATATCTGTTTATTGGCGTTGATACCGAAGGCGATCTGCTCTACGACTACCAGATGCCGATTGCCGATCAGGTGCTTTACGCCAAGGTCGCCAACAATGTTGAGCGCACCGCAGCGTCTGGCACCGTCTCATACGACCCTGTTTGCACGTGGGTATCAACTAGCCAAGTGGCAACATACTTGGGCATAAACATTCCCAACCCATCTGACGACTTCACGTTGCTTACGCAATCGGTATCGGCTGGCAACCAGTTCGCATATCGCAGGCGTCAGGAATCGGGCTATATCGACTCCCTAACGACCTCGCCAGGCGGTGACGCAACATTGGGCACTTTGATGTATTGCGCCGCTCTATGGCGCTCTAGAGGCTCAATAGAGGCAACGTACGCCACGTTTGACGGCATGGGCTCGGCACCACAGCAAAGCCTGACCCCGATCGTCAAGCAGCTGCTTGGCATCCCACGTCCAGCGGTTGCCTAATGTCGTACACCGACTTGTTTAACGAAGCCATTGATGACGTCACGGCAACGCTGACCGCGGTCTCTGGATTGCGTGTTGTAAACGACCCGACCAAACTTGCACCTAACTGCGTGTATTTGGATGCACCAAACTTCACGACTATTGCAGGCAATGGCAACGTGGTACGCCTCGAGTTCCCCGTCAAAGTGATCGGGTCAGGCCCAGCAGGTCTGCCGGTACTGCGTCAGATTCTTAGCATCGCTGCAACCGTGCTTGGCTCAAAGATCATCGTAATGGGTGGCCGTCCGTCAAGCCTAGAGATCGGTGGCGCGTTGTATCCGTGCTACGACCTTGATTGCGCTATCCAAGCCCAGACTTTGTAATCCACAACTAAGCAACACAAATCATCTACTATCTGAACAGAACTAAGGAGCAATCTCATGGCATCATCCACTTACCTCTCAAACCCAGTCCTCACAATTAACGCAGTTGATCTGACCGACATGTGCAGCGCAGCAACATTGACCTATTTGGTTGAAGCGCTTGAAGACACCGCGTTCGGCACCAACTCACGCAGTTACACCGCAGGCCTTGTCAATAACGAAGTGACTTTGACGATGTACGCATCGTTCGCAGCGACCGAAACCTACGCAACCTTGTTCCCGTTGGTTGGCACTAAGACCAACATAACATTGACCCCAGCGTCAGGTGCAGAATCACCAACTAATCCAAAGTTTATTTTGACTGGTTGTTACCTTGAGTCGTTGCCAGTTATCAACGCATCCCTTGGCGAGTTGTCAACCTATGACCTCACGTTCATGGGTGGCGCGCTAACGCTTGACACCACCGCACCATAATCACGGCTCCAAGCCGACATAGGAGAAACATGAAGATCAAGTTGCAGTTAAAGCGCACGCCCGACAGCGCGCCCGAGTACTACTACACAAACCTGTTTGTGGTCACGGAATGGGAACGCCTTGAGCGTCGCAACATTCAACAGCTCTCCGCAAACCCGTTGTATTCGGATTACGCCTGTTGGATGCACACGATCTTGAAGATCAAAGGCGAACAAGTTGGTGACAACTGGCGCGACTGGCTTAGCAAAAACCCTGACATCGACATTCTGCCGGTACTGGACGAGACAGATCCAAACCCTACGGACGCGGCACCTACCGCCGCCAACTAGCAGAGATTTTGGTCGCGGTCGGTTGGTGGCCTAGCGACATTGTGTTTGACGCTCGAGATGTAGCAACGGTCATTAAAGTGCTTAACGACGCAAACAAAAAAAGGAAATAACGTGGCGGAAGTATCGGCAAAGATTGAGGTCGTAGGGCTTAAAGATGCCTTGAAGACCCTTAACAAGATTGACAAATCTTTACGCCGAGAAATCACCAAGGACTACAAGAAGATCGTCCAACCTGTTATTGACGATGCGAACAAACTTGTGCCTACTGGCGTTCCGCTGTCTGGTATGGCGCGCAATTGGCAAACCCGATCAGGGTTCCAGATCTTGCCGTGGATACCTGGCATGAAACAAAAAATCGCTGCCAAGATCAATACTCGAGCGATCAAGGAATACAGCGGAAACAAAACCAATGTCGGCACGTTCGCCATTCAATGGAAAGGCGCTACTGGCACAATGTTTGACACGTCCATGTCTGGCTCATTAGGGCGGGCGCTAACTGCACGCTATGGCAGTAGTTCGCGAGTAATGTGGAAAGCGTACGAGCAACGCCAAAATGATGTCATGTCCGAGATGGAGCAACTGGTTAAGCGCGTCATGGATGAAGCGAACAGAGAGACCACGTAATGGCAATCAATATCCCGATCATTTCAGAGTTTGACGGCAAAGGGATTAAGAAGGCTATTGCCCAATTTAAGCAACTAGAAACAACATCCGAAAAAGCCCAGTTTGCGATCAAGAAGGCAGCGGTTCCGGCAGCTGCCGCGCTTGGCGGTTTGGCATTGGCTCTTGGTGACGCGACTAAGGCTGCGATGGAAGATCAGCAGGAACAGGCGGCGCTTGCATTAACGCTTAACAATGTGACGGGTGCAAGTAAAGCCCAGACTGCACAGGTTGAAGATCAGATCAGCGCGATGTCTCGAGCGTCTGGTGTTGCTGACACCGAGTATCGCTTGGCATTGGAAGCACTTGTGCGCGGTACAAAAGATGTGGACATGGCCATGCGCGACATGAACCTTGTCATGGACATCAGCACGGCGACAGGCACAAGTAGCGCCACCGTTGCAGACGCGCTCGCCAAGGCATACCAAGGCAACTTTAAGGCGTTGCGATCGTTAAGCCCAGAAATGGCAACGATGATTAAAGAAGGCGCCAGCCTCAACGAAATCATGGACGTGCTTGGCGGTACGTTCGGCGGTGCTACCGCTGCAAGCGCAGAAACCGCAGCAGGCAAAATGAAGATTTTGTCTAACTCCATCGGTGAAACCAAAGAGTCAATCGGCGCTGCGCTTTTGCCAGTAGTCGAGGCCGTGCTTCCGATACTCAACAAGTTTGCAATGTGGGCTCAAGATAACCCACAGGCGTTCCTGGCAATTGCTGGCGCTATCGGAGCAGTAGCCGCCGCAATTGTTGTCACCAACATCGCCATGGCGCTCAACCCGTTTGCGCTGATTGCTGCCGGCATCGCATTGCTAATCGTGGCGCTTGTTACCGCGTACAACAAGTTTGAGTGGTTTCGTGACGGCATTAAAGCAATTGTCAACACGGTGATCGGGTTCTTTGCTGGCATGGTTAATGCTGCAATCGGCGCGGTTAACGCAATCGTGAGCGCGTACAACTCAATCCCGTTGTTGCCTGATTTGCCTAAAGTGCCGAACTTGCCTGTGCCACAAATTGGCGGAACACCGACACAAGTTGCTGGGCGTATGAATCTTCCGCGCTTGGCCGAAGGTGGCATTGTGTCGAGTCCTACGCTTGCCTTGATCGGTGAAGCTGGCCCAGAGGCAGTCGTGCCGTTAGATCGCATGCAATCAGGTGGCGGTATTACTATCAACGTCACAGGCGGACTTGCCACAAGCGCCGAGATTGGTGAATCGGTTGTTAATGCCTTGCGCGCCTATTCGCGTTCCGCTGGGCCGTTGCAGTTACAGGTGGCCTGATGCCAGGCGTAGCAGTCGTTGACTCTGGCAACTATGACCTACAAATTGCCACAGGGTTTCAGATTGACGCGTTCGTCCTAGACGATGCTGTAAGAGGCGTACTAAATAACACCGAATATGTGCTGGACGGCACGACCGAATTCGCCGATGTACTTGACTCGACTGTCAGCATCAACGTGCGGCGCGGTCGCCGTGACGTGGGCGATCAGTTCAGCGCTGGCACAATGACATTTACCATTCAAGACGTGGACGGCATCTTTAACCCGTTTGATCAAAACAGCCCGTATTACGACACCCCGCAAGCCAAGCCAGGGCTTGCACCATTGCGCGAAGTACGACTAATCCGTTACAGCTCAACCAATGTGCCCGAATCATTGTTTAGCGGTTATGTCGTCAACTATGACTACAACTTCGCGCTTGGCGGTTTGGACACCGTGACCGTGTATTGCGCTGACCAGTTTTATCTACTGGCACAAACATTCCTAGACGAACTAAACGTCACCCCAGAAACATCAGGCGAACGCATAGAAACCGTCCTAGATCTACCAGAAGTTGACTTTCCAGCAGGCGCTCGAAGCATCGCCACAGGCACCGTCAACCTAGGCCACGACAGCGACTACACCGTGCCGGCAGGAACAAACGTGCTGCAATACCTAACGCAGATTAACGATACCGCCGAGTTTGGCAGATTGTTTATGTCACGCGCGGGGGTCTTGACCTTTCAGCCGCGCATTGGCAATACGTTAAGCGCGCCTGTTGCATCGTTTAAGGATGACGGCACAGAATACAAGTTTGATGGCGTTGGCATTTCCTTTGAAGCGGACTCGGTTATTAATCGCGCGGTCGTAACAGGGCTAGACGGCAAAACCGCTACCGCCACCGATACAGGGTCTATTGCAACCTATTTTATTCAGACCACAAGCATCACAAACAGCCTGCTACATGAGCAAACAAGCATTGATGATGCAGCCGATTACCTGTTAAACCCAGAGCCCGAACCGCGCTACACATCCGTGGCAACCAAATACCTGATGCTGACCACAGCCCAAAAAGACACCCTGGCAACGATAGATATTGGCGACACAATCAGCGTAGAAAAAACGTTTGCGAGCGGTACTGGCACAACCCAGTTGGCTCAAGAGCTGTCAGTTGAGGGCATCGAGCATCGACTGGATTTCAGTACAGGCCACAGCGTCCTTTACAGCACCGCGCCAACCACAATCGTGTACGAGTTGATCTTGGATGATGCGCTGTATGGCACACTTGACGCAGAGAATGTTTTAGGATAAGGAGCACTATGCCAATCCCACAATTTACAGCAGGGCAGGTTTTGACCGCCGCGGAACTTAACGCGATGGTGGATGCAATTAACGCAGGAGGCGCGGTGAAGGTTGAACGATTTACGGCTAGTGGTACTTGGACTGTGCCGGCAGGTGTTACTTACGCGGTTGCGTACATTCTTGGCGGTGGTGGTGGTGTAGGTACAGCATCGGCAGGCGCGGGCGGTACTTCATCAGTCGCATTTTCTGGCGGCACGGTTTCGGCTACTGGCGGCGTTGCAGTCAACCACGGCGCAAACGTCGGTGTTGTTACCGCAGCAGGACAAGCAAACTCAGGCAATGGCGCGTTGTTTATTAACGACATCACAGGTGCAACACCAAAAACAGCGATCGCTGGCGGTGTGCAAAACGGTGTACTTATCACCGCGGGCGGAGCAGTCACCCCAGCAGCATCAATCACGGTCACAGTAGGCGCTGGCGGTACTGCTGGCACAGGCGGTTCTGCTGGCGGTTCAGGTTACGTTTACATCGAATATCAGGGGGGCTGATCATGGCTGAATATGCACAAGTAGAAAACAACATTGTTGTTAATGTCGTTGAGGCTGACGCCGCATGGATAGCACAACAACCAGGCACATGGATTGAATACGATGACGCTAACCCTTGCGCTATTGGCTGGGATGTAGTTGACGGCGCGTGTGTAATACCACCGCCACCACCTGAACCTATTGACTAATGCGATGGCGTCCGTTTATTGGTTACGCGCTACTAATCGCCGTAGTTTGGTGGGCTTGTAGTGGATGCACCGTTAGCAAAACTAATGTCGAGTACAAGTGTTTTACGAAAGCCAGTTGCGAGTAAAACACCCGAACAACACCACGCAGGGCTAATTGTATTTGTTGGCCGCATTATGGCAATCTGCTTTGCGTTTACGATCATTTCATTCATCTACGGAATCCTGTTTATTGACCAACCAATGGAACAAGCCCCAACAGACGCCCAGATTATTGATCTTCTGTCAACTTTGTGCGTATTTCTTACAGGCACATTGTCAGGTCTTGTTGCTGGCAACGGGCTAAAATCAAAAGCAAAGGAGCCAACCGATGAAACCAAATGACAAAGCCCTACTTGCCTCTTACGGGCGCTCAATGCTTGCCGCGGTAGTCGCGCTAGCAGTAACAGGCAACACCGAACCTGGCGCATTGTTAGCAGCTGCAATCGGCGCGGTCTGCCCAACAGCGTTGCGTTACTTTAACCCTAAAGACATGAAGTTCGGTCGTGGCAACAGCCAAAACTAACCCCAACTCACGGCCATACATTGGCAATAGTGACGGCCCAGCCGCAGGCCCACGTGCCGGCATGAACGAGTTCATTAAACAGGTCATTCATCATTCAGGTGGTGCGCTTTGGAACAACGGGTCTTACGGTCAACGCGACATGAAAGGCAAGCCAGGCAGTTTGTCGGTGCATGCAACTGGTCGCGCGGTGGACATGTCGTATCGAGGGAGTGCGCGACATCCGCAATCGTCACGCAAATCGGCGTTGCCGTTCGTTGAGAAGTTGGTTGCCAATGCAAACGAGTTAGGCATCCAGATGGTGATTGATTACTTCCCATCGCCGTACGGTCGTGCATGGAAATGTGACCGACAAGCGTGGAGTAAATACAGCAAGCCAACAGTCACGGGAAGCCCTGGTGGCGACTGGTTTCACGTAGAAATAACGCCACAGGCAGCCGACTCGGTGATCTTCGTAAAAGCCGCATTCTTAAAGGTGTTCGGGGAAATCCCACCTAAGGCTTGATCTATGTTCTAGGGTCGGAGTACCGACAAAAGGACAGGCAATGACTGAACCGCAGATCGTTGATTACAGCGTCTATACAGGAGTGATGGACAACGGCCAAGAAATCTTGGTACAGATATTTACCAGCCCAGAGTCGGGCAAGTTCCTACTAGGACAAATCGCATTCAGATCGGCAACCTCAACTTGGGGTCAGCCCATACCTTTGGAGAAAAGATGAACTATTTTGCAGAGAAAATCATAGGGCTAGTGCTTTGTACGGTCTTTGGCTTTACGGTCGCTGTGGGGGCTCCTGACGCGTCTGGTAGCCCGTCTGACACCATCGCCCTAGCGCCCTATTTGATAGAGGCAAGCACCACTACGTCCAGCACATCGTCAACAATATTCATTGACCCGTACAGCTCGGCGTGCGAGCAGTTCAGCGCGCTTGCGGTCAACCTTGGCTGGCCTGCCGATCAGCGCACCGTGCTTGAGTCTGTGATGTTTAGAGAGTCGCGCTGCCTACCAGATCAGGTCAACTCTAAAGACCCTAATGGGGGCAGTAGAGGGCTAATGCAGATCAACGGATTCTGGACACCCTGGCTTATAGAGCGCGGTCTGATCACAAGCAAAGAAAACTTGTTACAGGCAGATGTTAATTTGCGCGCAGCGTTAGAAATTTACAATTACGGCGTTGACCGTTACGGCTACGGCTGGGGGCCATGGAGTGCAACAAAATGAGTGAAGGATGCGCGTGGAACCAAGGCGAACTAACCGAAGAAACTCGCAAAATGGTATTGGAGCAAGCAATGAACAAAAACCACACAATGGCAATCTTCGGACTCATTGACCAGATCGCAGACACACAACAAAACCCACACGCCAGCATTATCAGGCGTTTACAAACAATGAAAAACCAGTTGTCACTCAATGAACCGATGCCGCTTTACGATGTGACTACACTCGACTTAGCAATCAAAGCACTACAAGCACATTCCTAACCGACAAGGACATTCCGACAATGAAAACCTGCACAGTTTGCAAAGGCTCAATCGCCTACCCAGAGATACAAGGCAAAACACACTTCGTATGTGACGGACGTGTGCCGGCAAGAAAACAAGCGCCATTTATCCAAGGGATGTTGGCGTCACAGTCATCTGCTGATGCGCGCTGGACACGCATAGAACAAAACCAAGTTGATGCGGCGATCAGGCACGTTGCGCGCGCTAAAGGATTTTTCACCGCTGACGATGTGTGGCAACACTTAGGCGACCAGTTCCCCGTTACCAAGGGTCTAGCAGGACGCCTTAACGCAGCTGCACGGCGTGGCATCATTCGCAATACAGGCGAAATGGCGTACGCCCAGCGCGGTGGCGCACATGACCATGCACAACGTCTAAGCGTCTGGGCAGGCATCTGATGGCATTTAACCTCAACGATTACGAGCCAGTAGCCAACAGAATTGCGCGATTCTGGGCAGACCATCCAGAAGGCGCGATCTATTCCGAACTGATTTATGACGATGGTGAGCGTTGCGTTGTCAAGGCCACCGTGCACTTTGTTAAAGGCGAACCAGCCGTGTCATCGGACTACGCAGAAGAAATGAAAACAGAGCGAGGCGTCAATGCCACGTCACGCATTGAGAATTGTTGCACCTCGGCTCAAGGTAGGGCACTTAGCGCGGCTGGCTACTTGGGTAGCGATTGGACAAAGAAATCCACGCGTGAAGAGATGCAAAAGGTTGAGCGCCTAACGACATCACCGCAACCGCAAGTGCATACACCCTCTGGCGCATTTGCTACACCGAAGCAGATCGGTTACATCAAGAAACTAGCCAAGGATGCCGGCATGGATGACCTGCGTTTGCTTGAGCTGATACATCGCACGCTTAACGATGACAGCGCGGTGCTTGAGTTATTGAAATCACATGAAGCAAGCAAACTGATTGAGGTATTGAAATGACACTAGAAGAACTAATTACAAACATTGAGCGCTTACAAAGCGTTTACAACTCAATGGTTGACCCTGAACAACATGAAGCAAGGCAGTATGTTCGTTGGGCTATTAAGCACCTTGCAGACAAGACGTACATGGCATCGCTCTGATGAAACTTGACTCCAAGATCAGCGAAGCCGACTTCAAGGATGTAGTGATCAGCATTGCCAAGCGTTACGGCTGGCTCATTCACCATGATCTGCCGGCACAAAACAGTCGAGGGCGTTGGGCCACACACGTGCAAGGCGATGTGGGCTTCCCTGATCTGTTCATGGTGCACCCATTCCAAGGCGGTCGCCCGTTGGTCATTGAACTAAAGGCAGAAAAGGGCAAGTTGACGCCTGGACAAAAGATTTGGCTTAATGCGTGTGAGATGGCTGGCTGTCATGCAGCGGTCTGGAAGCCCAGCGACATGGAGTACATTCTCTACACGCTAAGTAACCCAAGACAGTAAAAACTTAATAACGCTGGTACCCCGTGCGTCTCGCGGGGCTAAGTCGGGAAGTGAGAAGCCCAGCCAGCATCATAGACCTAAGCCTGTCGCAGGGCGGATGGATGACACCTGGTAACAGGGGTAGACGGTCGCGCCTCGAATCATGCAAGACGAAATGGTTTGGGCAATGCGACTGGGCGATCAGTAAACAGACTGATGAATGCAATGGGATCTGGGATGGGCAATCCAGAGGGTGGAGCATTCACACACATATGTTCAATCACATGACATAAGGTAAACATACAAAACAAAAAACACAGCAAACACGGAGACACACAATGAGTCCGACATCAAACCGAAAGCAAGGCGCTTGCGCCGCGCTAGCACAAGCCGAAGGCGCGTGAGATGACACGCAAACTTACCGAACACGACACAACGATCTACAAACAAGCACGTGCAGAACTACTGCGCGACTCACCCATCTGCCATTGGTGCAAAAAGAACACAGCAACAGAACTAGATCACCTAGTCGAATCAGACAAAGGCGGAACAATAGAAGACGGATACGTTGCAGCATGTAAACCATGCAACAGCGCGCGCGGAGCAACATACCGAAACAAAAAACTAGCCAACGCAAAACACGCACGCGAAAAAGCAATAAACGATTTTTTATATGCGAATGAGATGCC